CCACCTATAAGTTTTCTTCTTAGAGTTTCTGGTAATGATTTAAATTTATTAATCATTTTAACATAATACTCTTTAATCTTTTCTTTAGGTAACTTTTTTAAGAAGTCTCGAAGTTTGTTTAAAGCTCTTTCACCAAAATCAATTATAGCATCTGTTAATTCATCTTTATCATTTTCTTCTGTCTCTTTAGGTTCATTAGAGTAGTCCCATTCTATTGTATTTGGGTTAATCCACTTTCCTTCTACATCTTCTACAATTCTAAAAATATCATCTATTATAGAATTAAATTCTTTTTCTAAAAGAAAATCATTATATTTGCTAATCTTATTCATTAAAAGTATATATTAAATTCATATGGCATTTTTTATAATTCTATTAACTATCTCTCAGATAGTAAGTTTCTATCTTATTTTTAATAAGATTAAACCGATTTTTAAACCTAAACCAGAAGGTATAATGCTCAAGCTTATTCCAGATAAACCAACTTATGAAAGTTTGGATCCAAAACATAAATTGGTTTATGATGTCATGGAAAGTGTTAAATTAGAAAATTGGAAAGTAGTAGTAGCAGCTGATATATCATATCACGCAAAAACCTGGCAAGTAAATTTTGAATCACCTACCGGAATTCGTATTCGATCAAGAATAAGAGAAAATTCTCAAATATATTTATCAAATTTTAGTATATTAAATACTGGAATTGGAGGAACTATATCAATTGATAATGAATCTAAAATTTCCAATGATGTTATACTTTTTCTTTGGGATTATATTATTGAATATCATCAAAGTGAAAATGAGGAAACTAGAAATTACTATCAATCAATCATTGATGATATATCTTCTAAGTTGAAAACATTAAGACGTAGTGAGACATTAAAAAACATTTTAGAACTATGACCGGTGTTCAACTTGAAAAATATTTAATGTGTACTGGTTTATTCAAACATGAAAATGTTTATATGGTGGAAACTCATGATGGTAAAATCAATAGAGTTCCATCTTATTATAAATCATTTATAACAATGTTAGGTAAGGTAGAGATTTTTATTCACTATAATAAACATAGTGATGGAACAAAGTATGTAGACTTTATGTTAGGTGGTGTTAATTTATTTGGTTGTCATAAACTAAAAGATTTAAATTTTGAAACTTTATATTCAGAATTGAATAAAATATTTGGTTCAAATCAGAAATTCCAAGAATGGTCTAAAATAGAACTAAGAAATTATAAAATTGAATCTTTATATGAAGTCTAAAAAAATGAAAAAGCTAGCCAAATTAATTCACGAAGAGGTTAGAAATTGTGATAGACCAATGAAAATATCTGAGGAAATCTCAGGTGGTGATTGGTCCGAATATGATCCAGAAGTTAGTGCGAAATTTAAAAAGATGGTTTTAAATTTATCTAATTATAAAAACAATATCAATATCAATATAAATACTGATAGAATTTCTATAAGTACTAATGATATAACATTAGTTAAAGTATCTACAAAAAAATCACAAAATACTTTATATAACGAAGAAGACTTTGTTGAAATGTCTTTAACTCAGAATTTCGGTTTTAGTGTCAATTATGGATATAGATTAAGAAGTAATTATAAAGATGAAAAATTATTTGATGAATTAAAACCAATTCTTGTACAAAAACTTAAAGAAATAAACGCTGATAACTTTAATGAAGTTTGGACTAAACTAATGAAAGAGTCTGGAATTTTAAGAGATAGTAACTTAGACGATATATTCAATGGATAAAATTTATATGGTTAGATCCTACTTTGAGGATTATGAATCTTCAAGATGGCAAATTATTGGATTGTATACCGATAAAAATATAGCAGATGAAACTGCTAAAAAATGGGAAGATTTCTACGAAGAAAAGAAATATAGTATTTTCAATGAACCAAAAGATTGGAAACCAACAGAAGATGATTTAGAGTTTAGTGAAGGTGATTGGCTGGAATCACAAGAGTATTCAAGTCGATATGCTGAATATAGTCATATACTAGAGTTTAGAGAAATAGAGGTTGAAGAATTTGACTTAAATAAGGATATGTCATTAAACAAAAATCAATTCACAAGTGAAGGTCTTTTGAGTCTAATGACTCAATGGGAAAGAAATCACAAATTAGAAAAAATAATCAAATAAATGAAAGTAGACGTATTATTAGGACTCCAATGGGGTGACGAAGGTAAAGGAAAATTGGTTGACTTTATTACACCAAATTATGATATCATTGCTAGATTTCAAGGTGGTGCAAATGCAGGACACACACTTATCTTCGATGGTAAGAAATACGTTCTTCACTTAATACCTTCAGGTATTTTTAGAAATAATTGTATTAATATTATTGGAGCCGGTGTTGTAATTGACCCAATCGCTCTTGTGGAAGAAATTAAAACTTTAGAAGAAATTGGAGTTGATGTTCTTTCAAAATTAAAGATTTCAAAAAGAGCACATCTTATTTTACCAACCCATAGATTGTTAGATAAAGCATCTGAATTGGCAAAAGGTGATGCTAAGATTGGTTCAACTCTGAAAGGTATCGGACCAACTTATATGGATAAGACTGGTAGAAATGGTCTTCGTGTAGGTGACCTTTCATTTAATGGTGATTTGCCATCTAAACAACTTATAGACAAATATGTAATACTTACAAATAAACATTTTGATATTTTAAATCAAAATGAACATTTTATAAATTGGTCAACTACAGAATTCTCAACAAAAAAATATGATTCAACTGAACAATTCAAATCTGAAGAAACAAAATGGTTTGAATCTATTGAGTTCCTTAAATCATTTGACTTTATTGATTCTGAGTATTATATCAACAAAGCTCTTAAAGAAAGAAAAACTGTCTTAGCCGAAGGTGCTCAAGGTTCTTTACTTGATGTTGATTATGGAACTTATCCATTTGTGACCTCATCTAATACAACGGTATCCGGTGTTTGTTCAGGACTTGGTGTACCACCACATGCTATTGGTAACGTAACTGGTATCTTTAAGGCTTATACAACTCGTGTAGGTTCTGGTCCATTTCCAACTGAATTAGATAATGAAATCGGTGAGAAAATGAGAAAGATTGGTTCTGAGTTTGGTGCTACAACAGGAAGACCTCGTAGATGTGGTTGGCTTGACCTACCAGCTCTTAAATACGCTTGTATGATAAATGGTGTCACTGAACTTAATATAATGAAATTAGACATCCTAAGTGAGTTTGAGAGTATCAAAGTTTGTGTAGGTTATAATGTTGATGGTGAATTTTATAAAGATACTATTCCATTTGATGTTTCTGTTCCGATTGAACCAATTTATGTTGAGTTAAAAGGTTGGAATAAAGATATTACAGAATGTAAAGAGTTTGAACATCTTCCAAAAGAAGCTAAAGATTACATTGCTTTTATTCAATTAGAAACAAATGTTCCAATTACAAGAGTATCTGTTGGACCGGATAGATTACAAACAATAATGAGATAATGATAACCTTGGAATTGTTGACTGAATTCACACATGAAGATTTAAGATATAAATCTGATATAAAGGTTGTATCTTATGAAATTATTAGAGATTGGATTCAACTACAATTTGATGATAATGTACCCACTCCTCATATTATGGGAGAACTTGTAAGTGTTGATAGATTTTATAATTGGATAAATAAAAAAAGAGATGAAAAAATAAATCAAATAATATGATACGAGATATAATAGAAGAAATCAAAAAAGTAAATCAAATGGTAGATTTACATTTAACAAATAAAGATAGTGATTTTATGTTGAAACAATATCAATCTAAAAGAGACCAATTAATCTCAGAACTTGAATATGAACTTGAAAAGTTAAACGACTTTGATAATTGGAAAGACTGGAAAAACTCCGTATATTTGTAGTATGAAAACGTCAGATAAAAAAAGAGTGTTCGTGGATATGGATGGTGTTCTTTGTAACTTCTACAAAGCCGCTAAACAAGCTCTTACCGAAAATCCAAATCAAAAATATCCACAATCTCAATGGGGATTCTTTTTGAAACTAGAAGAAATTCCTGGAGCTATCGAAGGATTCAGAAAACTTGAAGAAAAATATGACTTGTGGATTCTAACCCGTCCTTCATTTAGAAATGTAAATTGTTATACCGAGAAAGCTCAATGGATTTGGGACCACTTAGGTTTTGATATTGTTGAGAAAACAATTATGGCTCCTAATAAATCTTTCTTAAAAGGCGACTATCTTATTGATGATATGGGAAATGCTGGTCAAGAAGAATTTGAAGGAGAATGGATTCACTTTAAAACAGAAAAGTTCCCCAATTGGGAAACTGTTGTAGATTATTTAATGAGTAAATGAAAATTGCAATACTAGCATCTGGTGAAGGTACAAATGCTGAAAATATAATAAATTACTTTCATCATAACAGTGATTATCAATTTTTAATAATTACTAATAATTCTGATGCTGGTGTTATTAAAAAGTCATTAAACTTAAATATTAATTACCTAATTCTAGGTAAGAATGACTCACTTATCAATATACTTAAAGAAAATCAAATAGATTTTATAGTATTAGCCGGATATCTTAAATTAATACCAATTGAGGTTATAAATTATTATACTAATAAAATAATAAACATACACCCTTCATTACTACCAAAATATGGAGGTAAAGGAATGTTTGGAATGAATGTTCATAAAAAAGTAATAGATAACAAAGAAATTGAATCTGGTATAACCATACATTATGTTTCTGAGAATTATGATGAAGGTCAAATAATTGAACAACATAAATGTGAAGTTCTTCTTTGTGATACACCTGAAATTTTGGCAAAAAAAATATCTCTACTAGAGAGAGATTATTTTCCTAAGTGTATCGAAAAATTACTTATCTGATTTCTCTGAAGCATATTTAACACCCATAATTGTACCAACGATACTAAATGCGTTTGTTAATAATATACCTATAATATTACTCCAAGTTGATCCAATAACAGTTGTATCTAATCCCGTTGATAAAGCGATTAGATACATTCCTGTTGTTACAAAACCAACTCCTAATATAACCCAAAGAGCTACTTTGACAATTGTTCCAATTAATTCAAACTGACTTTTCTTTTGTATTAAGTCTAAGTCATTTTCAGCTGACATTTTCGCGTTTTCAGCTTCAACTCTTGCATTTTCAGCTTCAATTCTTGCCTTCTCAGCTTCAACTCTAGCATTTTGAGCTTCTTCTAAAGAATCTTCAGCTTCTTGTTTGGCTACTAACATTCCTTCATTTGACTCTTTAGCTTCTTCTAGTGCAATAGTTAACTCTTTATTAACTCTTTCATTTTCATTTTTCCATTTAACTAAGTCATTATTTTGACTTTGAACTTGTTTTGTGATATCTAATCTTTTTCTACGACTATCTTTATCTCTATCAATTGACTCTTTGATATAGGATGTGAATTCTTCATCACCATCAGGATCAATTAATTTTAAAATATTTCCTTCAAGACCAATTTTTTTAGTCTTATAAAGTTCAATCAATTGATTTCTGGTATTTTTATCTAACTTAATCATTATTTATAAACTTTAAAAGGATTTGTTCTGTTTTTATACCCCGCGAAATCTTTTTTAAACTCTTCCAATCTAGGTTCGATTTCATCTGATTTGATAATCCAAAACTGAGCTCCAGCTTTAACAGCTTTAGCTTGTTCTTCAGCTTCATTTGAAGATGAAATTATACCGATTATAACATTATTTCCATATTCGAAATTGATTTTACGAATCAGCTCTATTCCATCATATGAAGAACCAATTATATTTAAATCCACGAAAACACATTCTGGTTTTCCGTTAGAATCTTTTTGCCAACCTTCAAAAAGTTTAGCAGCTTCATCGGAACTGTCTATGCTTTCAAGGCTAAGTGAAATATCCAAAAGACTACATGCGTCTTCGAATACTAAATGAAATAAATTCTCATCGTCTACTAGTAAAATTGAATCAATCATAATTATTTTATTTTTATTTTTATTTTTGTACCACCTTCTATCATTTTTTCAGAAGTTATCGAGAACCCATGTTCTTTTAGGATAGCTGTGCATATATTTAATCCTAGTCCAGTGCCTGTCTCTTGTTGGCCTTCTTTTCTAGTGTATGGTTTTGATAGGTATTCAAAATCTTCCTGTGTCATTCCCCTACCATTATCTTCTATACATATAAAAGTCTTTCTTAGACCAAACTCTTTTCTCTCTGATTCTAAATATATCTTGACGTATTTATTTGCACTATCATTATATTTTAATCCATTTCTTATTAAATTATCTATTGATGTACAAAAAAGAGCTTCATTAACATCAAGTGTTCCTAAATCTTCAATTAGTACTTGTGGTTTATATGCTGTTGCTGATAAATAATCTTCAAGAATATCTTTTAGATTGCATTCTGTTCTGTTAAGTACCACATCTTTCTTTACAAGATTTGTAAATTCATAAACTCCTTTATAAACTTTTTGAGTGTGACGAAGACCTTCTTTAATCATTTTAAGAGGAGCTTCTAATTTAAGTTCTTTTATTTGTTCCTCTGATAGTCTTCTTTCAAGAGAACTTAATCCACGAGGTATATATGTGTTGATACCACTATGCATGTCATGTCTAAGTATTTTGGCAGCGTGTTCAAGATAAGTATTTTTCTTTTCAATCTCCATCTGTTGATTATAACTTTCAGTAACATCAGTAGCAATTTTCATTATTCGATAAGTGTTACCATCATTTCCCAAAATAGGATTATATGTTGCTTGAAGATAAATTAGTGTTCCATCTTTTTTCCTTCTTATAATCTCACCTCTAAAGAATTTACCTTCTCTTAAAGATTTCCAAAACTCTTTATATTCCTCCGTATTTTTTACACCATCTTCTACAAATAAACTATGATGTTGTCCAACAATTTCATCTTGTGTATATCCCAAAGTATTCAAAAAAGAATCATTTGCAAATTTTATATTACCATCTAAATCAAATTCAATAACAGCATTTGATCTATTAATAGCATTCATTCTATTAGATATTTCCATTTCCTTTCTTTTTAAGTCTGTTACATCTTGTCTGATAGATGAAAATCCAACAAGTTTGTTATTACTATCAAACTTTGCTTTAATAAAAGTGTCAACATAATATAAACTCCCATCTTTTGCACGATTAGTACAAACAGCATTCCAAATACCTTTATCCACAATAACGGTTTTATACATATTTGTCCAAAATTCTTTAGGGTGGTGTCCGGAGTTTACAATATTATGATCTTGGCCGATAACTTCTTCTAAAGAATATCCTGAAACATCAGTGAATTTTTGATTAACATAGGTTATTTTTCCTTTAGAATCAGCAGTTGAAATAATAACAGATGTTTCAACAAACTTCTCAAATTCTACCAACTCATCTCCTAATATATTACTTTCTTTTACAGAGTAAGCGAATGTGTATAATGAAGATAACATCTGAGCAAAGTCAACTTCAGATTTATTCCAATCATGTGTGTTAAATGATTCGATACAAATAACACCAATAACTTGACCTCTATGTATTATTGGAACATCTAACATTGATTTTATCCCAAGTGGTTTCAAGTAGGAATCCGCAAAGCATTTTGTAGCTGGGTGTTCTTCAGCATTAACTGCTATTATTATAGGATCTTCTAATAAGTGATCAAAGTATGGAGTAAAATCTTTTCTAAATAACTCAATATTTTGATACCAATTATCTTCTGATTTAATATAAAGTTGTTGACATATTATAGATGATTTATCAGAGTTATATAACCAGATTGAACATCTGTCAACTCCCATTGTATTAATAACTTCTTTTGTTAGTTCTTTTGCTCCTTCTTCTACTTTACCTTCGTAAAATAAAACATTATGAGATTGATTAACAAGTACATTATTTAATTTCTTAATATACTTAGATAGTTTTGCCTCTAATCTATTTTTATTAATCTGTTCTCTTATAACAACATAAAAGAAAGGTACAAAAAGTAAAAAGCAAAAATATTCAATTCCTCTAGTTGTAGGAGTTGATGGTGTTAATTCTGTAAAAACTAAGGTTTTTGTTAAAAAGAAAATACTCATTATTATAACAGATATAACTAATGAAATTCTAGACTTTAATGACATATTTTGTAGTGGTTTTCTGTATATATTAAAGGTAAAAATGAATTATTCTTCTACTGGAGGAGTTTTTTCATCATCTTTTAACAATCCACGATGATCTTTAGGTAGAAAGTCAAATCCATATTTCTTTCCAAGCATTATTAATAAAGGGGTTATAGGGATTGGAATAGGTATTCCAGATATAGCAACCAAGGGTAAAATTCTCGCAATATCTTTTGATTGTTCTTTCAAAAAAATTTTTTCTTTTTCAGAAACTTCTTCTCCTTTTAGCATTTTTGATAAAATACCAACAGCTAATTTAGTTTCTTGACTTTCTCTTTTGGTTGCTTCCCAAGTATCAGATGCCATTTTTCCACCCTTCTTAATTAAATCATTAAGGTAATTACCGACTTTTCCCAGTCCCTCGTTAAAAGCCTCAAAGTTTTTTAGTTTTTTCATAACAACTTATATATAAAATAATATAATAATATATTATACGAAAGTTTAAATATCATGTAACACCATGATTATATTAACTATAAACTTTGGTTATCTGAATTTTATTTGTATATTTGTAATTAATTAAATTTTTATTATGAGAATATTCTATCTCGGTGACATTCATGGTAATTTTAGTGTTATACATCAATATGTAAAGAAGTATGATATTAATGACGCGCATATAATTCAAGTTGGAGACTTTGGAGTTGGATTTAATACGGTTGAAAAAGAAAAACGTATGCTTGAAATGTATCACTCACAACTTGTTAATAACAATGTTCATGTGTGGGCTATCCGTGGTAATCATGACTACAAACCTCACTTTGATAATGACCCATTTGGTTTTACTAACATTCATTTAGTTCCAGATTATACCGTACTTAACTTAGGTGATAAAAATATTCTTTGTATCGGTGGATCTGTTAGTGTTGACCGTGAATGGCGTTACACAAAAAAACAAAAATTAGGCATATTTGAAAATACTACTTTAGGTATTGAAAGTTGGTGGCCTGATGAGCCGTTTGTTTTAGACGTAGATAAGATTAAAGACTTACGAGATATCAATATTATGGTAACTCATACTTGTCCAGATTATTGTACACCTGACAATACTTTTAGCTTAGGAGCATTTGTAGAAGGTATTATACGAGATACTGGTGATACCGAATTACGAACTGATTTACTTTTTGAACGAAATCAAGTTACACAAGCTTTTAATATTGTTAAAATGAATAATGATATTGAGTTTGCTTACTATGGACACTTTCATAAAAGTGATGTAATGAATATGTATGGAACTAAACATCGACTTTTAGGAGTTGGTGAACTTTGGGAAGAGAGAGACTAACTCTCTCTTTCTTTATAACTTAATAGAAATGAGAAGTCAAACAGCAATTTGTGTACGTTGGAAACTTACAGGTAGGATTGAAATATTCGTCAATCTAGGCAAGCTATTTACTTTTTATTCTGGAACTCAATTAGGTGTCAGTCGACCAACTTTAGATAGGAAAAATCTATTTGAGGGTTATCAAAATGATACTATTGAAATTTATAAATCTTACGTTAGGTAGTAGTAATCTCTACATAAGATTTTTCTTCAGTTGGATATATAACAACACTATCACCTTGTGTTCTTACTACATATTCTCTATCATCAATTAGATTCAATTCAGCCATAACCAAATCATGAAATTCAGCCATAATTTGATTATCTCTTTTATTTAAAACTATTTCTAAATCATTAGTTTGGTTACCTTCATCATAACTAGATTCATTATCCCACTTAACTACTCTAACACCTCTAGAATTAAAAAATCTTTCAACTTCACTTATTCTAACATAAAGTTGTCTACTTTCATATCCTTTAATAAATTTAAAGGTGTTATCACCAGTATCTTTAGGAACCAATTCAATTCTAAGACTATTAGTTAAACTCATATTAATATTATAGTTTTCTAATCTATCAGAAGCTGCAAGGACATCATCAATTTCTTCTACAATATCTTTTAACTTTTGAATAAGTTTAGTAGCTTCTTGTAAAACAGAAAGGTCTAATCTAATATCCCAAGATAAATTCCATTTTGTTCCTTTTCCATAACTATGTGAACCTATAGCAGGTTCTCCAAACTTGTCCGATATATAAGCAAAATTATCTAAGATGTCTTGTTTAATATCTTCAGAGGAAGATTCATTGAATTGTTTAAGATGTTTCATTAATTTATATATTAAAAATTAATATATAAATTATAACTGCATCTCATTGTGTTGTTTAGTGTTTTAGAGTGAGAGATGTAAGTCAAAAAAGAGAAAAAGTATGGACGCAGGCCCCAGTATAATAGAAAATGAAAAAACAAAAACTAGCAACATTGTTTCTAATGATGGGGATGTTCTTCAATCCGTTCGGGTTCGACGCGATACAAATAATGTTAATGAATTTAACAGGTTCTTACTTAGGAGCCAATTCAGTTTTGTATTGCCTTGCGGGATTCTGCTTTGGGTTATATTTCTTATTTTCGGGTAATAATCCAATTAAAGAAATTAAAGAAATAATTTTATCTTCTTTTAATAGAATTAAATCAAACAAACGAACTCATCAGTGAAATTATCTTAGATATATCAGAATCGTTGTCTGGATGGTATGAGTTAGCATCAATTGAAAATTTATCAGATAAGTTATATTCTGAATACCATTTTGTATATTTTTCATTTAATCTTTTCCAATAACTCTCATCAACTGATTGTTCCATTTCTCTACCTCTTATTTGAATTCTTTTCAAAGCGGTTTCTAAATCACAATCAATATAAAGTAAAACATTTGGTCCATTAATATGTTGAGACATATTATTTAATAGTGATTTATAAGTATCATATTCATCATCAGTCATATAACCATCTTCGTTTAACATTTCTGCAAAAATATTATCTCCGAAAATAGAACGATCTAATATACCAATTCCATTTTTATGAATCTCTTTAACCATTCTAAATCTTTCATTTAGAAAATGAATTTGTAAAGCAAAAGACCATCTCTTTTTATCTTTATAGAACTCTTCAAGAAGATTCATTGTAGTTTGGTTTTGAAGCTCGTAGAATACTGGTATATCCAATGCTTTTCCAATTTTTTCAGATAAGGTTGATTTACCACAACCTACAACACCCTCGATATATAAAATCATTATTAAAAACTATTTTTTATTTTTATTATAAAAAAATAACTTTGTTTAAAATAAAAAATATTATAATCCGATGACCTATTGAGTCCTTTATACTTTATAAGTATTCTTTTAACTCACGTAAGGAATCTTTGGTCATTCCTATTTTGGAATCTTCTATGAATACGAACCTTTCGAGTTTTCTTAAATCTAAGTCGTCAATAGCCACCCAAGTTGATACGTTGTTATCTTTAATCCATTGTTTTATTTCTTCTACTCTCAGTCTTGCTAAGTCATCTAAAGACTTTATCTCACTGGATTTGTCTGGAGTATATCCGATAGGAGATTTTATTATACCTTGTCTTATATAGAAGTCTTTCATTTCTTCTAGTGGTACCCATAACTTCCAATCAGAGGAAACAACAATCTCACAATCGGTTTCCTTTATTATATCGTTTATGTTCTTAACTGCGATTTTATCAAAGTCTTGAAGCTCTGGCTTTCCACTTGACCAACATACCGGATCTAATCTCATTACTCCTCCATGATCAAGAAATAGTATCTTCATATAAAGGCTCGTATTTCTTCTGAATGAATCCTATAGTCCATTCTACCAGTTCTTCAATAGTAGGAAGTGTATAAGCCAATTCACCTGGAGATTTAGTAAGGAATCCTTCAGATACTTTAACAAGTGGTTGTTCACCTAATCTAAGACCATTGTAGTATTCTTCTGTTATACCTTTAAACTCTTCAATAGGAGTTATAGTTCTCTCTTCTTTGACAAACTTCATATCTGATATAGGGTATATGTTGTTTAGTCTTCTAGAAGTAAGCATACCTTCTGCGAATATGTTTAAGTGTCTATTAGTTACAACATTGTATATCTCAGCAAACTCACCTTCTTCTTTACCTACTATCGTAACTATCTCACCTTTGTCGTTGAACGTTCTTGTTCCTATAGGAGTATGTTCATTAGGTATTGCATAAGTAAACTCTCCTTTATCTAAGTTAAATATTCTATGTCCACCATCGTGTTGAAGATATCCTGATATACCTAATTTAGATCCATCACTGAATAGTATATTGACAGATGGCGTCTTCACCATTTCCATTATCCATAATGGTTTAGCGGAATCAAATTGACCATCATCGAAGTTCCATACTAAAAGGTTATCTTCATAAGATATATCTTCTATGTTTTTCTTAGTTCTATCAAACATTGTTATCTTAGTTCCCTTAACAAAACAAGGCAAAATAAAGTAAAGATCAGTTCCATATCCTGTACCTATTACATTGGTTGCATATGTTCTTACATATATGTATGCGTATGGATTTGGTATCACATAAGTTTGTGTAAATGTCTCTACTGCAGTTCCTGTACCAGCCACTTTATTGTTTGATATCGTAGGATTTGGACTTGTACTCCATACAATACCTCTTTCAAGTATTACTGAGCCACCATCGCTTGTGATTGTTCCAGTGACGGTCGCACTACTACCACTAAGACTTCCATAACTATCAGAAGTAACCGTAGGTACTGCTGTGCCAAAACCAAATCTTGGTTTAGTTAAATTCCAAATAGATTCAATTTCTAAGTTACTTAAAGCTTTGTCATAGATATCAACGGTGGCTAATTTACCACCCCAACAATCAGCATTATCCCATCTTCTCATTAATCGAATACCTCCTTGTGAAGAGATTGGTGTTCCTGTGTAGGATGTGCTATCTACTAATGTGTTATTAACATATAATTTAACAGTTGTACCATCATAGGTACCGACAATATAATACCAATTACCAGGAGTTAAAGAATAACCATCAGTAACTTGCCATACATCATTATAGAATCCTATACTAAAACCTCCATTGTTATCACCTAAAGAATAATTTATTTGGCCCGCAGAACCAGGATAAACTTCAGTTAAAATACAAGGACATGCTCCAGTATTTGTTCCATCATAATAATGCCAAACAGCAACTGACCAGATACCCAAACTTGGTAAACTTGTATTACATTCTACAAATTGTGATAACGAAGTATCAAAGTTAAAATGACCTCCATTACTTGAAGACCAAGTAGGTGAATTATATAATAAAAATGATTTTCCACCAACAGAATCTATCCAATCACCGCTTGTATAATCAGCAGCATCTAAAGATAATACTGGAGAAAATGTTGTATATGAATTCCAATATCCATTGTTTGTTAGTGCCTCTGATGATTCAGTAGCGCTAGTATAACTTGATCCTAAAAGTGAATTTGTAAAATTAATAAATTCATTATCATCAAATCCAGTTCTGTAAAATCCAACAGCGGCTGTAACACCTACTATAGGAGTTGGTTGATTATTTCCAGGAACTGGTACACAAATTACATATCCTAATTCTTCATCAGCTCCATTCCACCATTGTAATCCACTAGCTTCAAATCCTGAAGTTGGAAAACCAATAGCTAAATCACCAACTTGTTCAGTTCCTGATATTGGTGTTAATGTTGGATTATAAGCAAAAGGTCTAGCTGTAGCCATTTATAGTATTTGTTTTTATTACTTTATATATTAATAATTTAAAATAAAAAAGGGAGTCAATTGACTCCCTTTTAATTATGCTAGTTCTTCAACTTCTTTTTCTTTTAGTTCTTGTAACATTTCATAAGCTCTTGCCAATCTTGTTAGTCCGATACCACCACCGAATCTTGGAAAGAATTCAAATTCTAAGAATTCATCTAATTCTTTTCTAACTCTTTCTTCTCCGAATAATTCAAATAATTTAGCAGCATATCCACCATCTGTAATTGTCTCGAATAGATTTCTCATATATTCTTTATCACAACTTCTTTCAGCTGAACCGATTGTTTCTTGTCCAAATAAGATAACATCTATCTTATTAAAGATTCCATCTCCAACATGTCTCATATTCCAAAAAGGAGATGTTCTAACTGGAAAGTTCTGTAAAGAAACACAATGTCCTAATTCTTTCCACATTCTACTTTCGTGTTCGTCTTCAAGTATTTCTACTCCACCATATTCTTGACATAAATCATCATAGTTTCTTTCTACCGGCGCATCAAATCCTAAATATTCTAATAATTCAGCTTCTAATTTTTTCAATTCTTCCATACCTCCTTTTGATTCAAATTCGAACATTGGAAATATCATTTCGTGTCTACCAGGAATTGGATCTTTTTCCTGTCTGTATGATGTAGAAATGCAAAAACATCCTTCCCATTCTGGATTTTTCAAAAGTTCATATTCTAGTTGCATCTGTCCAGTTTGCGGTAGAGGCCATACTTCACCTTGATAATTAAATGTTGTTACTGAGTGTGGATTTTCACATGCCGCCAAAATAGATAATCTAGATTGTGTAGGGACTTCTACGAAGTTTTTTTGCAAAAAAAAGTCCCTCATTTTTTGAACGAGAGAATTGTACGTTAAGGTTTTTTTCATATAGAATTTTTTTTTTGATACAGAAACTAATCCATACCAAAAATCTTCTTTGTATATATCGGAAACCTTCTCTTCCTTTTCTTATTTTTCAGATTTTTTTTCAATCTTTTTATTGAATTTATATCCAAGTCCTAATGTTAGATTGTGTATCATCTTAACATCACTATTACTTCTATAATTTAATAAATCCTGTATTGTTAAATTAAATGATTTATTTGCAAAGAATATTACTTTAGTGGTTCCATATATTATATAATCATTAAAATCTATAAAAGATGGTTGATAATAATACTCAGTTGAAAATCCTATAAATTTCTTTTCAATTTTAAATTTTATCCTAAAAGAATTCCTAAACATTTCCTCATTTGGTTTGATAAAATAATCAGTATTTTGTAAAATGATTGCATATGACATAGATATCTTACCACTATCAAATTTCTTTTTTAATCCTCCTCCTACTCCTATCCAATTATCAGATGATATAGACCTAGATAGTGAATAGTTATACTGATAAGTTATAAACATATCACATTTCTCTTTATTATATCCTATATTAACTCTTTGTATTAACTCATTATCCGTCAATAATTTATTATATCTAATAAGATAGTTTGTTCCAAAGTCAATTGAGACCTTATTTTTTGATATTGTATTACTTCCTGAGAAATTCAAGCCTATTTGTTGTCCACTTTTAGAATCTGAGTAGATACCTGCTAGGTTATTATCTAAGTTTAGTTCAGTCTGTGAAAAAAGACTAGACGATATTAATAAAAATAAAATAGTTAGCTGTTTGATCATCTTGTAAAGATATTATTATTTTTTTAATTTTTAATATATATAAAAAATAAAAATAACCACTATGGCAAAAGCTAAATCTTCAACATCCTCAACATCACTTGTATCAAAGCCAAAAAAGAAAAGATCAGGTATTCATGCAAAGACAAAATGTTCAGTTTCTAAAAACGCTAAAAACTACAAAAAGTCTTATAAAGGACAAGGAAGATAAACATTGATTTATTATTAAATATAATAAATATGATATTTCAAATTTTTTGGATAAATTTTTTATTATTTATATGGTTCGATACTGATGCCTTTATTGAGTATTTCAGGTTATTAAAATTAAGTAAGTTATTTAAGATTGATAAATTTGATGAATATAAAATACAGAATCCAAAAATAACATATCTGTCTTTTATAAGACAAAAATATTCTAACTTTTATACAAGGTTGATTACTTGTCCACCTTGTATAAATTTTTGGATAGTTTTGTTATTTTGTATTATCTACAATAATATTATATTCTTTCCTATTATTTACATAGTGAGCTATGTGATATATATGTTATTAAAAAAGAACGTATATTAAATGAATGTATCAAAATATCTTTATATAAAATCTGTTGACCAATTATATAGACTAATTTGTGAAAATTCAACTTTATCTGAGAATAATAAGTTTCTACCATTCATTGACTTTATGTATGATTACTATAATGGGTGTCGATGTAATGAAGATTATAATATTAAAATGGCTAAGCAGGAATATGATATCATCTCAAAGGATGAGGAATTAATTACACAAATGGTTGAGTATTTCCAATGTGATGGTGTTCGATTTTTGAAACTAGACTTCTAATTATTTAAAATAAAAAAAGACTCATAAGAGTCTTTTTTTGTTTCTTTTAATGTTAATTATTGAAAACTAACAACTTCGATGTCAAAGATTAACTCTTTTCCACATAAAGGATGGTTACCATCAATTATTACGTGATCTTCATTTACTTCTTTAACTGTTACATTCACTGGTTGTCCACCATTGTCTGCTTGTAACACTTGACCAACTTCTACCGGACCAGGTAGTTGCTCATTTTCAACTTTAACTAATAAGTCTTCTCTATACTCACCATAAGCATCTTTTGGCTCGATTTCGATAGTTACTTTATCTCCAACATTTTTACCGATAATAGCATTCTCAAATCCTGGAATAATCTGATTAGTTCCAATAGTGAATGATAAAGGATCTCTCCCTTCAGAAGAGTCAAAAACTTCTCCGCTTTTTAATTTTCCAGTGTAGTGTACATTTACCGTACTTCCAATTTGTATCATTTAGTTTTATATTTTTTATTTATATATCAATAAAAATAAAAAGTTTAACCAATAATAATCATTTCAATATCACCATCAATTGTTTCTATTAGAAATGAACAAGACTCACAGAAATCTCCTGTATTATAATAGGTCTTGTCTCCTATTTTATCAATAGCTGGAGTGTGAATGTGTCCTATCATAATTGAATCACATTTAACCTCTTCTAATTTCTTCATAGAGAGTATTTTGAAATCATTTATAAATGAAATAGCATTTTTAACCTTTGATTTAAGATATTGTGAAAGTGACCAGTATTCTAGTCCAAAGAATCGTCTTATCTTATTATACATTTTATTAATCTTAAAACTCATCTCATAAGCCCAGTCACCTAAAACATATAAAAATGGATGTAATCTAATGAACCCATCAAATTGATCTCCGTGACAAATGTAGATATTCTCTCCCTTTATTGTTTGGTAATAGTGTTCATCACAAATAAGTATATCGCCTATACTTATATTCTCATCTTGAATTAACCCCCTTAAATAATAATCATGATTTCCTAAAATATAAGTGACCTTTGTTCCTTTTCTAGATGATCTTAAAACCTTTTGTATAACCGTAGAGTGGTCTGGGTTCCAGTAAAATTTTCTTTTCAGTGATGTTAGGTCTATAAAGTCACCTACGATTATCAATTCATCATACTCATAATCTTTTAATACTTGAAGTAATTTATCCGCTTGGCACTTAGTAGTTCCTAAATGAACATCGGATATAAATAAAGTTCTAATCTTTTCCATAAATACTAATTATCTTATTTATTATATCATCTTTTGGATTTACCCAATTATAATCTATACTATTATAACCCAATACCCACATACCCAATGAATTTGAGTTGAAGTCAGAAGTGTAAACACCCATTCTACTTAAGCTTTCAGCATTTAACAATTGTTCATATTGTCCTTTAAGTGGAATAGACCATAGTTTTTTATTTAAGATAAGAGCTTCTGATGTAGTTGAAAATCCAGATGCTGTTATTATGCCACTACATCTTAATAAATCTCTTTGGAAAGATTCTTTATTGATTGGACATACTATTGTGTTACTATATGTTACTTCAGTTTTTGTTTCATCTGAGTATATTTTAAATTTTAGATTCCTATAACATCTCATCTCATTAGTTAAAAAATTAAGAGATATTGATGGTAGATAAACTAAAAAGAAACCTTCGTCCGAAACTTTATTTTTCAGAAAGAAATTTGAAATTATTGGATGATAAATAAAATCATCATATCTTTCATATCCTATTCCAATATTATAATCACACTTCGCAAAATACTTTATAAATAATCTGAATATTCTTTTAGATAATCCTAATTTTATTGGAGTATTCTTTGATGTTAGTGAACATTGATTTGATATACTTATAGACTTAATACCACATTTTTTAGCTGCCCAAGCACTTATTGGTTCAAAGTCTGAAATAACTAAATCATATTCAGATACATCAAACTTGATATCTTTGAATAGTCTAAAAATATTTGATGATAAAATTGATTTTGGCCAATTTATTGATCCAGATTTATTATAATGTAGTGAAAATCCTTTGAAATGTCTTTTAACTTCAAATGGTAAATCTAAATTAGAGTTCTCACCAGACGTTATTATATCTACCTCAAATCCTTTTTCTTTTAGAGTTGATATTATTTCAATAGATCTTGTTATATGTCCATTTCCATTAAGTTGTATTCCATATAGAATTTTCATGTAGTATATATAGTGGCTTAAAAAAGATAGTTTTATCTTTTGTGAGATAACACAATAAAATACTTGATTTTATAGTATTAAATAATTGTTAAATTAATTATCTCTTTTTACCCATTTAAAGAACGTACTCTTATCCTTTTGTATTTCAACATAACCATTTTCCACAAATTGCTCAGGTGTTAGATAACAAGTGAATTGATGACCGATATATTTTGTTTTTAATCCTGGATATGATTGTGAACCACCATTATAATATACTGGTCTTAACTTTATTAATTGAGATGATTCAATTTTAACACTTAGTTCTTCCTCAATTCCTCTTACTGCTGAAACTAATGGATTTTCTCCAGATTTCATTTTCTCTGAAACCGATGATTGCATATCTCTTCTTCTAACTCTACCATCTTTGAACTCTTGTCTATCTTCTTTTAGCAACCAAGTGTTATTATCTTTGTCTTTATATAATATTCTAATTCCAACAAACTCGATATATCGAACTAAATACCCACCTTCATCTTTAATTATACATTCTTCATTATCTATCTCATCTAATAGATGTTCGATTGTTTTTGCTTGTCCAGTTCCCCAATATTGAATAGGAATTGAGTATTTCATTAATTGATTCTCAAGATTGATTAAAGGATGATTGGTAAAATTTTCAAATAGTTTTATATGATTCATAATCTATATATAAACTTTTTCAAATAAATATCTAAAAATATAGTGAGAGAATCTTTTTCAGAATATAAAAAAGTATTAGAACAAAATCTAATGAAAGTAAGTCATCTATATAATGGTGATGTTATTTCATCTATAGATTCTCAATACACAGAGATTAAAAACTCACCTCTCACATCACCGAGTTTTATAATCAATAGTATAGTTGACATATACCAGAAAAGTGTGAATATAATGATTGGTAAATCAAAAGAGTATATCATAGCATTAGAATCTATTAGTAAAACAAAAGATATAAATATTTTTGATAAGATATCAGAATTAGGTATAAAACCTCTTTATATATTTTGTTCAGACAAAAGTAGAAAGATTTTTGGTTTAGTTAAAAGTAAGAATAACACTAGTGCTTTTCCTTCTTATTTCTACTCAATAGATAAATATGTAGGTATGAATGTAGATGTTTTTTACTCACCATTGATAAATGATGATGATGAACTTACTTTATATGTTGTTGATAACTCTATACAAAGTTTAGTTTACTCTCTTCAAAATATGGATTATGTAATAGAACCAATTGACAATAATAATCTTGAGTGGAAACACACAATTAATTATAGTTTATATGATTGTAGATTTAACTCATATAAAATATCTATAAAGGATGTCTCTAAGTTAAGAAATGATAAAATTAATAAAATATTAAATGGAGATTGATTTAAATAAAATAACATACGGACAAATAGAAAGTGAATATGATATGAATAGATTGAAGTCCTCGGTAATTTATAATAGTTTGAATAGACTTAATGAAAATTATAATTTTATAATAATGCCTATGTCTGTTTTCAATATACTCGAATGTGATACGAGATTTTCATCATGTGAAATTGACAACCCAACAGGTATATTTAAAGTTGGTATATTTTGTGGATATGATTGTTATGTAGACTTATATCTAACAGATAATAGAATAATACTATCAAAAGACTTACAACGTATGAGAGAAAATAAAATAAATGCTATTTTAGGCACTGGTGAGTTGATAAACGATTTAAATATTGATATTATTTTTTAATATTAAAATTTTCAAACTTAGCAACCACTTTCTTATTCACCATATCAATACTCATCAAACTTTTTCTATCAGTTTTCATTCCTTTAGATGCTCCAGCTTTTAAGAATTGATCCTTTGTAACTGAAACAGGTTGACCACTTACTTTATCAACAATTTGATAATCAAAATTTTCATTTGTATCTTGACCAAGTAACTCAACTCCTTTAGTATCATACTCAACTTGACCACCTTCTTTAGCAATATCAATTTTAGTTTTAAGAACATTTACAAAATCTTTAGCCAATGTTTTAAGAACATCAACATACTTTTCTGTTTTATATGCTATTTTAAGAGCCGCTTTATTATATTTTAAGAAATTCAAACCTGTAATGTTAGTAATTGACGGATGTCCACCTGAGTTTCTAATGATAAGTTCCCAAGCTGGAATTTTAATATTACTCAGATAGACTTTTTGATCTGACGTAAGGTCTTCAAATAAAGTATTCATACTACTTTTTAGCTTTGGATCATTAATATCAACATTAACAACATTATTATCTTTCTTCTCAAATAAACAATCTTTATAGAAAGCTTCTAAATCACTAAATTTAAATCCTACTCCTTCATAATCATCACCTTCTGCTTTAGACATTGCTTTCCAATCTTGAGATGTTTCAAATTCTTTTTTAATCGACTCTAAAGAAACGAAGAATCTTTTAAGAGTTGATTCGTGTTTAGCTAAAACTTCTTTAGCAATTTCACCTAAGTGAATTTCTTTCAAAGCCTTTTCTTTGAATGGATTACAAGAAACTTGTAGTAGACCCATTGGCCAAGCAATGCAATTAAAGTCTGCTTCAGGATTGTTTTTGAAAACAACATACCTATCATAGGAACCTGGTTTAATCATTGAACCACCACCATATTGAGTTACAATTTTATAATCTTCATCAAAATGAACACCTTTACCAATCTGAGCTCCAGTATCTAACATTTTTTTATGTCTCCAGTTAGTTGGATCGTATTCAGAAACATCTCCAGTATTAGGATCTTCGATAAAACTATAATTCTTCATTCTACCAATATAATCATTTAAGTTACTTGTGATTTCTTCTGGAGTTGCTAGTCTTCCTAATTTATCAGTAGTCTTAGCATTATTAATATAATTTTTGAGGTTATTAAACATTGAATATAAACTACCTGTTGAGTCTAAAGTTAAACACTCAAGTATATTTCTATTGATATGATTTCTTTTACCATCTAATGATTTAGTTGTAATTCTTTTATTTTTATAAGCTAATAATAATCTATTAACTACAAAACCCATCATAAATCTATTCTTAGAAGCCGAAACACTTTTATCAGGAGAGAATATAGCATTTTGAACATCTTCTGGTTTGATATCATTTGCTAAAAAGTCAGCAGAGTCAACTGTTTTAATTAATTCAATATCTTCATGTGTAAAAATGTCAGCATATGAAATCTCACCTGAAATAGTTTCAACATTTGAACGAGTACTTTTGAAATAAGTAGATTGTGTGTTTTCCGCACCCGATTGTTTATCGTGGTGGTCAGTTGCAATATGGAACATTGGTTTACCATGAGCAAAATCAACTAATACACAAAGATTTCCTTCTTTGTGGTGTTTAATAGCGTATTCTAATCCACCATATTGAATGATATGACAATCAACAGTTTCTATTTGATAATAATTCTTTAAGAACTCTTTCATAGCGACAGCTGATGTAACACCATCTAAGTCTTTGTGGAAATAAATTTCAGCAGTTTTATAAAGTTTCGCTATCTTAGATATGTTTTTAAGCCCTACTTCTTCGTTCAGGAAGTTTTGATATTTTTTTATCATATTATTTAATGTAATTTTGATCTGTTTTTCTATATATTAATATATTAAACGCATTATTTACATACGATTGTTTTTGTATATAAAGTTTAGATTCGTCTAATCTCAAAGAAGCGACTTCGATTATCTCTTTAAATTCATTTGATTCTATAAATGATTGTAACTCCTGAGACTCATTCCAAGGACTTCTTGAGAATCTATCAGTATGTGGAGTTGGTTTACTAATTGAAACTTGTATGTAAGGAATTAAACCAAATTTCAAAATAGGAATACCCGCATATTTTACTCCTGTCATATCTGTTTGTTTGAAATCAAATAACTTCCTTAGAAATCTAACATCCACTCTCCAACCATTATCTGATATGTCGGTAAATAAATATCTAATATCATCTGGTGTTACTCCAAATTCTAATTCTTCTTCATTACTTTCAAACTTCTTTAGATACTTCATTATTTCTTACCGAATGGTTGTTTACCATATCCTTTTATATTTCCTTTTGAATCTCCTTTTGTCTCGGTATCAAATTTAGTATCAAAGAAATTTTCATTATCAGTAACAACTTTAACCTCTGAATCTAATGTTGCATAAGGTCCTAATCTACCAGATCTAAATACACCACCCATCATATCTCCATTTAAATAACCATCCATAAAGTAACAATTTGTTAAGTTTGTAGATTCGACTTTACAATTTAAAACCTTTGAGTTTACAACTGAAGATTGTTGTAATTTGGATTTAGTCATTTGAGCATTATCTACTTCACATCCTATGAAGAAGCAATTCTCATAGATACCCTCACATCTACAATTGATTAAGTCATATCCTTTAATAGTTGATGTGTTTTTAATTTCAGCATCAACAACTTCCATTGTTTGTGTAGATGTTACATAATTTACAATACATTCTTTAAGACCACTTGTTGCGTCTATTAAGTTATATAATTTAGTATAAATATTCGGATAGTATGCTGATATTAAATCATAGTTACCAACTTGGTCAATTTGTAATTGAATAGTAGGAAAATCAACTATAAAGTTATCATATTTGGAAAAGTTCTTAAATAGTGAGATATTTTTTTCTAAGTATTCTTCTAACTTGTTAACATCTTCCGAATTAAAGTCAGTATCAATAGAATCAAATACCGTTATTATAAATCTATCCATAAAATAAATTAGATTGCCTATATTACTTTCGTAATCCTTTCCACCGACATATCTAAATTCAAGTCTTTGACTTTCTTTATCATTATTGATATTTAAGAAATTAATACCATAGTATTTATCACTTGGTAATCTTAGATTGTTTTTAACAACACTAATAGGTATATTAAAGAAGTCATATTCTTTATATGGAATAATTTTCTTTATAGATTTAGCATATACATTACTTTTTCTAGATGGGAAAATTCTATAAATCTCATCCTCATCTGTATTTAATATTAACTTTAATATATTTAAATCATTTAAGTTTTTATCTTCATTATTAAATGATAAGTTAAAATGTACAGATGATTTCTCATTTGTATATCCGTAAGTTTGTATAAATTTTATTATTTTAACTAAATAGTATTTAGCATCATAATAATCAAGTGGTCCAGTCACTAACTCAACCATGTTGGAACCTCCTGATAAATCGGGTTCTATTTTGAAATTTTTCTCATCTGGTTTGAAGTCTGAGTGATATTGTCTAAACCCCCAAACTTTTACAGGAGCTAGTTCAATGTTTAATAGTTCTAATGTCTTATAATAAGACAGGTCTTTCATATAAAACTCAAATTCAAACCCAATTTTAGCAAATTTAAGTTTATTTGACTGATTAAGAAATTTATCTGAATACTTCTTCATGTTATTATATATTAAACTTCTCTTCTCAAAATTAAATAGTATAATAAAAATCTATAGGGAAAATATGTTGTTTTATATATATTTTGAAAGTTAAAAAAAATTATATCGATAAGTGGAATTTTTCTGTGTGTATTGTAAAACGAGAAAGAAGGTTGACAAGTTCATCAAGGTTAACCGTATAAAAAATAAGTATATTATCGATATTAAAAAGATAATGGAAGAAGAAGAGGTTAATTTTGATGATGATAAAATGTATCTCAAAGTAATAATCTTTAATAAGATACAACAAGCCATTGATAAAAAGAAGGATATTTATTACATACCCGACTTTGATAATGAGTTCTCAATCGAAAAACTACTTAACCTCAAAAAGATACTTGGTGAAAATAATTTCAATGTCTTAATATTCTATAATGAATTCCGAAAAAATCCAGAAATAATCGATGATGTTTTTGGTAATTTAAGCAAGTTCAACGCTAGTCAAATTGTCCGCGACTACTAATCAGTGACTACTAATATTTTTATATATACATTATGGATAAAAAATGTAATATATGTAATTCTGTAAAGGATATTAATGATTTTTATAAAAATCAAACAAGGTGCAAGGTTTGTACTAAACAATATGCTCTTGAAAATAAAGAAAGAATCCGTAAATATAAAAAACAATATAGATTAGATAATATAGAATTTATATCTGAGTCTGATAAAAAATACTATTCCGATAATAAAAAAAGAATAAGAGAAGATCAAAAGGAGTATTATGTAGAGAATAGAGAAATGATTAGAGAAATTCAACAAAATTACAGGGAAAGTAATAGAGAAGAACTAACTATTAAAAATAGAGTTTATAGTAAAAGAAAGTACAATAAGAAAAAATCAGATCCTCTTTATATTTTGACTCTTCGTATACGAAGTTCTATCAAAAACAGTATAAGAAACAATGGATATTACAAAAAATCACATACTCCTGAAATACTTGGATGTTCATTTGAAGAATTTAAACTTCATTTAGAATCAAAGTTTGAATCATGGATGTCTTGGGACAACTATGGAAAATACAATGGTAAGTTAAACTATGGGTGGGATATTGATCATACTATACCATCTTCATCAGCAAAATCCGAAGAAGAAATTTTAAAATTGAATCACTTTAGTAATTTACAACCACTGTGTTCATATACAAATCGACATATTAAGTTTTATAGACTTGACTATAATCAACAGAGATTGATAGTAGTTTAATATATAATAAAAATTAAATTATTACATGGCTTATAGATCTATACTAGGAGGTTCCCCATTAGGTATAATAGGAGTAAGAAGTGCTCCCACACCTGATGGATACACATCATTTAACATTGATAAATCCAGAAATGTTAGGGTACAAGACTATAATAAGTCATCAGCTGGAACATTATTTACAGGTAAAAGAAGAATAAGAGCGTGGGCCGATATAAAAGCTCTAGCACCTGTACAAGATACTGTAGACGGTAAGCCAAGTGGTGAAGAATATCCAGATGTGACCGGAGCAAATGCAGTAAGAGGTTCGGAAGTCTATACTCAACAAACACTTCACTCTGATTCTGTCTATGACACTTCGGTTTTAAATATAATTGAAAAATTAGCAAACACAAAAGGACAATTAAAACCAGCCGATTTTGCTTACTTAAAGAATGTTGGTGTTTATCCAAATAACAGACTAATGGTAGCTCGAAGATTTGCATCACCAACCGGTGATAATATAATGATTAAGAAAAAACCAACTGAAATTGGCTCACTAGCCACTTTAATTACGTGGGTTCCAGAAGCTGAGGATTTTCTAAACATATCTTTTGGTGAGGAGTGGATGGAAGCTGAGGCTGACTTTAAAGGAGTTCTTAGTGGTTTAGGTGAGGACTTAGGAATTGGTAATTTAGGTGGAATCGGAGGAGCAGCGGGAAATGTTGTCCCATTACCTGGTTTTACTGAAATATTTCAAAGACAATTCTTATCATCATTAGGATTACTTGAATCAAATTCCGCTAATATGATACCAGCTGGTAATCCAAACTTAATTAAACAAGCTAAAATGAGGAAAACAGTTGGATATAGCGAGGCTGGTTCTGGTTTGACTTGTACAGTTCAGGTTAAAATGTTATGTGAGTATGAATTGAAGTATATTTCAGGAATTGATCCAACCATTGTGTGGATGGATTTAATTGGAACTATTTTAAGATTTGGAACATCAGAAAGTGAGACTTATGGACTAAGTAAGTCTGTTTCTGCAAAATTAATCAGATGGGCAAATAATCCACAATCGCTTTTAAAAGAAGTTTTCTCAAGTATAAAGAAAGCTATAACTGGTATCGTTGAGGAGGTTACTAAAAAGATTAATGAAATATTTGACGATGCTAAAGCATTAGCTGATAAAGCTACAGCAGCTGAAGAGGAACAAAAAGCAGATCCACCACCACCGGTTGATCCATACGCTGCAGCAAAAGAAGAAAAAACAGCAAGTGAGAAAATATTAGGTTCAATCAGTAAAGTATTAGGAGATGTATCTGAAGGTTTGATACAAAAATATAGAGTTAAAATAATTGGTATCGTAAATGCCTTAGCTGGACTACCTTCAGCTCCTTGGCACCTTACAATTGGTAATCCAATGAGACCAATATTTTGTTCAGGTGATATGTTAACAAAAAGTGTGAGTCTTAAACTTGGTCCACAATTGGCCTTTAATGATTTACCATCTTCAATAACTGTTGAATTTACTTTAGAAAATGCTAGAGCTTTAGGTATGCAAGAGATAATGGGTAAGTTCAATAGTGGATATTTAAGATCTATAGATGTTCAAAAGACATATTATGAAACTAGTCAAATTACAACAAAAGATGGTAAATCCTACATAGAACCTATTGGTGTATTACCCGGTGAGGCATCTGTTCCACCTGATATTGGAACTGCTTCAGGTACTGCAAGTGGTGGTAGTGCATCAAATATTGGTGGAACTGGTGGTCCAACCAACACTAATAATAACCTACAAAATCCTTTACCATCTGGTAACACACAAAGTACAGCAGGTGGTGGAGTTACGCCAATTTCAGGTTCTGCATCAGAAGCAACCAGTTTTAATACGGGTGGTGGAAATCCTTCAAATACTAATCCAACAGTTAGTGATGCTAATAGTCCTCTACCAGCTACGGGTCCAACAACAACAACTTAAAAAATAAAAATATTATGGATATTAAATCTCTGACTTTACTTAGAAAACCAAGAAATGGATTCTATGATCTTTTCAACCCACAAATACTAAGAACTCCTTCTTCAGATTTGAACGAATATATTGTTCAAAAAGGAGAAGAGATGAGAATTGACTTGGTTATGTTATCAATTTATGATGAGGATAGAACGGTTCTTGAAAATATTGACATAATATGCTTTATAAATGATTTAGATAATCCTTTAAATATTTATACTGGTCAAAAGTTATATTACCCACCATCTTCTCAATTGGACTCATACAGAATTTTGGTTAATCAAAAAAATTCAACTTCTCAGGTTAAAAATAAATTGGCTGTTCCTAATAAAACAACCAGAAAAGATAATAATAGAAGTAAGTATGTAGAGAACGGATATTCTTTACCACCAGTTGTTTTAAATACACCACAAGCTCCTGTTAGATTAGAGGGTCAAAGTATAGTAGTTGGTGGTGTTTCTAAAAATTAAATAATATTATATGGCAGATGAGCAGTTATTAAAATCAGTTAGAATAGTTCAGCCAGATCCAAGTGCCTCACAAAGAGAATTAGAAGAAGGTACTAGATATCCATCTGATACTACAGGTCGAATTAGAAATAGTGAAACTAGTGCGAGATTAGATGTTTATCAGAAAGGTAAACGAAAGTATGCTGTTTTAAAGTCACCCAATACATATTTTCCGGATATTGGAGATGATTACAAATTTGAAAAAGTAGATCGATCGATGTCAGACGATGAGGTTATAAAAGGTGCTCTTTTTTTACTAAGAAATCGAGCATCTGAGATTGGATATCGATATTTTTCGGTTTTCAGTATTAGTGATAATCTTGTTGAAAATAAAATGATTTTACAAAATCCTTGGAAGGATTCACCACCTACATCAAGATACTATGGATTCACTTATTATTATTTAAATGATGGTTCTCAAATTCATATAGAATGGTTGGAAAACGCTTTTTCAAAGGGATCTAAATATGACAACGCTAGTGGTTATATCGAGAAGCTAGTTAATTATTTTCCATATACTAAAAGTCATGGAACTGAAGGATTACCAGATGATTTAAGAGACCAATCAGATGCGGCAACTGAAAATTTTGCAAGATCTAGATATCAAGGAAAGGATGGTAGAATTGGATTGAATATTGACTATTCTGATAGGTTAAGACATAGTGGAACATCACGAGATAGTGATCTTATAAAAAGTGTTATAACAAATTTACAATCACAAATTACTAGTTTTGATGGAACTTCTGAAAGTAAATTAGCACTATGTGATCCAGATACTGAATATTGTAAATTAATCCGATATGTTGATTTTAATGGAGAACCTAAACCTGTAACTACGGATGATAGTGCGGCAAAGGATTTAACACCAACCGGTGCTAGTCAATCTTCAGATAAAACTAAATTATTCCTAGTAGGATTACCTGATACTATTCAGTTAAAAGCTGGTGAAAATCTACCAGACTTTTCTGTACATGTTAATAAAATATACACACCGCCAGAAGAGAATATTAATAATGGTGAAATAGATGAAGATGTTGAACTTGATCCAGAGTATCAAGAGTCTCCAATTTCTATAGAAGATGAAGCAGAAATAAAATTCTTATTACAACTTACTGCTGAAGACGGTGAGACTGGTACCGACACCCCATCTTCATCAGGATCTACTGTAGATTTGAATGGTCCAGCTTTACAAACATCTCCAGGTGGCGGAGGTGGAATTAGAAGATTTCAGAAAAAAATGGTTGTTAATGGAGTAACCGTTTATAATGGAGAGTTACCTGCTAACTTAGTTTCAAAACTTGATTTTTCTGGTATCAAACTCGAAAAACATGCTGTTATACAATTAAATGCTATGAATAAAGAATTCAAAGCTAAATTTGGTGTAGATATAGCAATGAGTGGTGGTAATAGATCTTTTGATGTTCAAAATTCAATATTTGATTGGGATCACTTTGATAAAACCGGTAAAGCTAGAAAAATAGGAACTAACGGAGGAACTGCCGCTGCTAAGCCTGGTACAAGTCAACACGGATGGGGATTAGCTATAGATACTAGTGGAATGGGTGACAAAGGAAGTGCAAAATTTGACTTCTTAGAACAGATAGGTTCAAAATATGGATGGGTTAATCCAGGATGGGCAAAAGGTAGTGGTGCTGGTCATGAACCTTGGCATAGAGAGTATATTGGAAAAGATGCTTTCAAAAACAACCTTGCATAAATAGCATAAAAAAACTCACTTAATTTTAAGTGAGTTTTTTTATAAGCTTTTATTCTGATTATTTATCAGTTTTTTTACGAGAAGCCTTTGGTTTATTTTCCGTTTTCTTCTCAGTTTGTTTAGCTGGTTGAACTTTTGGTTGAACTTTAGCTGTTTTAGCTGGTTGTTCTACCTTAGTCTCAGGTGCCTTTTTAACTTTAGCTTTGATTTCTTTAGCTGTTACTTTCTTTTCTTCAGCTTTCTTTTCTTGGGATTTATTTTCTTCAGAAATTTCTTTCAGTCTTTGTTCAATTGCAGCTTTAGCTTTTTCAGCATCTATCTCTTTAGGTGCTACTTTTTCTTCTACTACAACCACTGGTGTTGAAACTTCAACTGCTTTTTCTGATGAACCAAACAATCCTCTAAAAAATGATCTTATACTCATGATTTAACTTATTTTTTATTATATATACACTTCTTTAATCTCCCTCCATAAAAAACCTCAAAAAAACCTCAAATTTTTCAATATTTAAACATATGTCTTTATTTTATATATAATAATAAGATGAAATTTAGATATGATAAAGAAACTGAAGAATTGGTTGTATCAGAGGCTACAAGAATAGAATATCATCAAGTTAGTCTATGGTTAACCCGTCATGTAAAGGGTTATAGATATATGCCTGCTTTTAAGATAGGTGTTTGGAATGGACAACAATCATATTTCAAAAATGGAAGAATCAACTTAGGACTTTGGAAAGAAGCGATGAGAGGATGTAAAGAAATTGAAACGAGTTTTATTTTAGAAAATAAGGACGAGTTTCCTCTTAATAGAGATGTTACTTTACAAGGTGTTAGAGATTTCTGCACTGACTACTTTAAAACTCATAAAGTTAGAACTAAATCTGGTGAATGGGTTCCATTTACTCCATATGACCATCAAATTGAAGCCGCTTATAAAATTCTAAAGAATAGATATTGTATGGCTGAAGTTGCTACATCGGGTGGTAAGTCTTTAATCATATCAATTGTTATTTTTTATACTTTAAGAAATATAGATCCTAAATCAAAATTTCTTATAATAGTTCCATCTATTACATTAGTTACTCAATTTTATGATAACATCTTAGAATACAATATGGGTGTTAATAATATATTAGAAATGAGAGAAAAAAAGTCAGATCATATCTTAAATAATTCTCATTTACCTTGTGATATTAGGATTGAAGAAGTAATGTCCGAAAGACCTCGTAAATGGTCTGGTACTTTAGATGCCAATGTTTATATTGGAACATATCAATCTTTAGAAAAATGGCCTAAAGAATTCTTCAAGCAGTTTCACACGGTTGTAACCGATGAAGCACACGGAGCTAAAGCTAAAACAATAACTACAATATTAAATCATACTTTTGGAAGTGCTTACTCACGATTTGGAGTATCTGGTACATTTCCTGAAGAAGATACTTGCGAGATACTAACAATTCAATCTGTACTAGGACCAAAGATAACTGAGGTGTCTGCAAATGAATTAAAAGAGAAAGGTATTATCACGCCAATGGATGTTAAAGTCGTAATCATGAATCATGAGGACTTAGAGTTTGATGGTAGAATGACTGAGATTAGAAGAGGAGGTAATGGTAAAAATGCCTTTGACTTAGAAAAAGAGTACATACATATATCAGATAAGAGATTAGATTTTATAAAAAAGATTGTAGATAAGTGTGATTCAAATACCTTACTATTATTCCACACAATTGAATATGGTCAGAAGATATTTAATAAGCTAAAAGAAGAGTTACCTAATAGAGATTTTTATTATATTGATGGTGAAGTCAGTGGTAAAAAGAGAGAGGTTATTAAAAAAGAGATGGAAAACACCGATGGTAAGGTAAAGGTTTTGATAGCTTCTTACGGTACTTTATCAACGGGAGTTTCTATTAACGCAATCTTTAATGTTATATTTGCTGATTCATTTAAATCTGAACAGATTATCATACAATCGATTGGTCGAGCTCTTCGTTTACACGATGATAAAAAGAAGGCAAATATTTTTGACTTGGTTGATGTTTTTTCAAGTAAAGAAATGTCAAATATTCTTTTTAGACATTTTAAGGAAAGAGAAAAGTTCTATATAAAAAGAGGATATCCTTATAAAATTACCAAAATTAACCTTTAATTCTCACTGAAGAACATGATATAAAATATATAAATCATGTCTGATTATGTAAAAGTTAAAAGTGTTCGATTAAGAGGTAAAATATCTAGTGATGGTAAATTCTGGAAAGAGCCTAAACCCGATAACCTAGGTATTGGAGATGCTGTATTAACTTTAAGTAAGAAAGGTAGGAAAGACTATCTTGTTTCATTTGAACCTGTTATATATGATATACCACCTGGTCCTAAAGATCCTCCTAACTCAACAGGTGTAAATAGAATTAATGATAAATTTGGAGTATTTTATGGATTTGAACCAAAACCATCTAATGATAAATTTAAAACAACAGATGATTTTATAACTAATTTCATCGAAGGTCTTAATGTTAATATTAAATCTTCTGGATTTGGTAATCCTGCATGGGTTAAAAGTTTTACTAAGTATTATTCTGGATTAACCCAATCAACACCTTTCTACGAAGTTGTTCAACCAACATTTGATCCTGCTGTTGTTCCAAGTCATCCAGAAGGATACTTTGATATCTGGAATAAATGGGTAGAGGAAAATAATACTCCAAAACCAAAACAAGATCCTGCTCCAAACTCTGATGTACCACCAACAAGTGTTCCGGCTCTTAGTGGTAAAATATTATTAAAGAAAAAATCAGGACCAGGTGAGATAACGGGTATTACTGAGATTGCAATGGAGAAAATACCAGATGTTGACTCTGCTAAAATTGATTTCAAAGAAATACAATTTACAGAACCAGGTGATTATGTCATAACTGTTTCATCTGATAACGAAAAAATAGAGTATAAAGAGATATCGATTAAAGTTTTACCTAAATCGGATCTAATTGCACAAGATGAGAAAAATAAAGAAACTCCTAAAGAGAAAAATGTGGATGGAACAAGACCAATAATTAGTCAAATAGATCCGCCTACTATCATTGTTCCTCCTATAAAATTCTCACAAGATACCGTAGTTAAACCTTCCGCAGCTGGTCAAAAACCGGTTACTGATGGTTTAGGATATACTCCATTTATTTGGTATTCTGGATATCAAATAAAAACAGAAGATTTAGTTAGTGTGAATTTATACCATGATGGTATAATACCAAAACTTGAATTTAATTTTAAAGATACTCAAAATATATTGAAGGGAGACGGAACTCCACAAGACCAAACTTCCGTAGAACTTTTCTTAAACTCAACCTCTGAAAATATAAAGTCTATACATTTAGTTTTTAAAATAGATGGATTTGATAAAAGTCCTGAAAAATCAGGTCAAACTTATACAATAAGAGGTACAATAGATATACCAAAACTTTATATAACAAAAAATAAATCATATAAAGGAACTTCATTTGAAGTATTAAGAGAAGTTAGTAAAGAATTAGGACTTGGTTTTAATTCAAATATAACTAGTGCGGATGATTCAATGACTTGGAGAAGTACTAATAAAAAACCTTATGATTTTATCAATGATGTTATACAACACTCATACATATCAGATAAATCATTCATGTTAGGTTATATAGATTATTACTATTGTTTTAATTATGTTGATGTTGAGAAAGAACAAACTAGAAATGTAACAGGTGATGTTGTTATTGATACTGCAGGTAGTTCAAAAGCAGCTACTCCAGAAGATCAGGATAGAATTATTCCACTTAGGTTAACAAATGATCAAACTTTCAATTCATCTTCATTATTTTTTGAAAAATATACAACTAAAAATAATTCAACTAAAAAGTCACTTGAGGTTGGTTATTTGACTGTAGCTAAATATTATGATAGAGTTACAAAATCATTTTTAGTCTTTGATGTAGATTCATCGACATCTGATGGTAAGTCATCATTGATTCTAAAGGGTAAACAAGCTGATGATAAATTCTTCAAAGAGAATATTATAACAAAATTTTTAGGTAAGTTAGATACCGATAATATGCATAAAAACTATAACTATGCTTATACTCAAAATAGAATAAATCTTGACAACTTAACTAAGATAGGGGTTGATGTAACACTATCAAATCCTAATTTTTGTTTATATAAATACATGAGAGTTACTATTGATATTATTAATCCTAGTGCGACGCCAACTGAAGATTCAATGAATTATAGATACTCTGGTAAATATATAATATCTAATATTTCATATTCTTTTAGAAGAGGAAGTCTTAAACAGGAATTAAGTCTTGTTAGAAGTGAACTTGGTAAAACTAAACAGGAAATGGAAGATCCAACTCCAGTTGCTAAAAAACCAGAAGAAAAACAAATTAATGATAATCCAGTTGTTCCAGGAACTACAGCATCTACTCCTCCAATTTTACCAAATAGCGTTTATGTAGTTGGTGAAGTTCTCACTGTACAAGATAGTGCAGGTGTTAAATATAAATTAACAGTTAAACAATTACTTGAAAACGGAACTGAGGTAATAGGTAATTTAGAACAAATATAATAAAAGTAAAATGGCTAAAGAAGAAGAAATTATAAAACAAGTAAGACTAAGAGGTAAAATATCTACCGATGGTAAATATTGGAATGAACCAAAACCTGATAACTTAGGTATAGGTGATATTAAACTAACACTATATAAAAGTGGTAGGAAAGATTATTTTATTAAATTTGAACCAGTTATATATGATATACCACCTGGTCCCGGAGATCCTCCTAACTCAACTGGGAAAAATAGAGCTTATGATATAGCCGGATTATCTTATAATTTTGAGCCAAAACCTTCAAATGATATATTTAAAACAACTGATGATTTTGTAACTAAATTTATTAGTGATATTAATATTAATATAAAATCACTTGGTGACTGGTTGAATCCAACCAAAGATTACACAACTGGTTTATTTGCTAAATATTATTCTGGATTGACACAATCAGGATTACCACCTTTTTATGAGATAGTTCAAGAAACATTTGATCCTGCTATTGTTCCAAGTCACCCAGAAGGATATTTTGATGTTTGGAATAAGTGGGTAGAGGAAATTAAGAAACCAAAACCACAACCAGAAGTAATACCAGATCCAGTTGTTATTGTTGATTCTAAAATAAAAGGAGATTTTAAGTTTAATGTTGAAAAGAAAGACACATTTGTAATAGTTGGGCTGACTAGTGGATCGTACAGCGTAGCAGGAGATTTAAAAATAATAACTGAGCCAGCTGATTGGGTATTTGATAATAGTGGAAATCCAGATGATGAGTTAGATGGTGAATATGTTGAGGCTCAAACAAATATTGAAGCAGAACAATTATTAGAGCTATCACAAGCTATTGAGATATCTGGTGAGTTACAAGGTGATCTACCAGCTGATACTACCGGATCTACTCTAAATGTGGATGAAACAAAGATAAATTATAATGATCCTTCATTTAGTGGCCCTCAGTGGAAGTCTTTCAATATTGATACGGCTGTTAGTTTAATTAATAAAAAACCACATAAACCTAATGCTAAATTTGTTGAGTCTTTGAAAAAAGTTCTTTTCTTTATTAAGAATGATCCAGATATAAAAGATTTAAGAGAAGGTGCTTATATGTTAGCAACAGCTTATGCTGAGTCTGGATATTCTTTACAAAGATGGGAAGCTGATTATGCTTGTACTGGAGCTGGTGTTCCTTATCCATCCAGTGGACCTTGTTCTAGTGCTACAAACTATTACAGATCGACTAAGGGTAAGAAAAATTATTATACAATGGGCACTGATAGTAAAAATCAATGTTATTTTGGTAGAGGTCTTATACAATTAACTGGTAAGGCGAACTATGAGAAATATGGAAAATTAATAGGGGTTGATTTAGTATCTAATGGTGATTTAGCCATGGTTCCTCAAAATTCTTATAAAGTTGCGTCAGTTTATATGAGAGGAAGAACTTTTAAACATGTATTAGCAAATAATCTTACACAGGCTAGAAAAAGTGTTAATGGTGGAACTAAAGGGTTAGAAGAGGTGAATGGCGCTTATAATAGCTGGGTTGATGTTTTGAAAAACTCAGCACCAAACGCATAGTAATCATTGATTTTTAATATATAATAAAAAATAGATTTATCAAAATGGCGCTTCTTAATTTAGATAGAGATCAACCTGGATTTAAACCAAACTCTGCGTATGGAAAGGATTGGTATGGTAATTTATTAGACACTCATCCTCAATTTTCTAAAAGTATTTTTGGTAAAAATGACAACACACCGTCAAAAAAATCAACATCTGAAAGATTTGACTTATCCAAAAATTTAGGAAGTAAATCATTCACTGGACCTTACACAACAAGAGATTACTTGGCGATGTTTGGTGATACATCAACTGACTATTTTAAAAATGGATTGCATGTAATTGATGGTAAAACGCCTCTTAGAAATGACTCAAGTGCTAATGATGCTTGGGATGGTTCGGAAACCGCACCAGGACTTAGATTATCAAATTTTAATTATACACCTTATGAAAATAATGACCCTGTATTTTTTGGGTTTGAGTTGATTATAGATGGTGTTAGTTCTCCATTACTTAATGGATCAGTTGAGGATTTTATTGAACAATTTAGTAACGTTAGTGAGATAGCTTCTAAAAAGAATGTAATGATAGATTTCAAATTACAATTTGAGAAGTTATTCAAAGTAAAGGGTACTCCTAAACAAGTTCCAAATACTCAAAAAACACAGTCTATTAATATACCAAATGAAGCAAATACGCCGTCACAAGCTAGTTATTATCAACCAGGTAAAAAAGCTTATTTATCTTATTATATTAAGAAGATAGCTGGGTTAGAACTTCTAATGATAGGAAACACTTCTAATAAGAAAAAATACTTAACAGACTATAGAAATGATGTTGTAAAGTTAACATTTTCCGAAGATGTTTCATTGACATTTGGTACATTACAACATCTATATAAACTTTTATATTGGTCTAAGCCAAATGGTAAAAATTTAATAATGGAAAACTTATTAAGATTTAATTGTGATATAGTAATATCTGAATGTAGAAACTATCAAAGAGTTAGAAAAGCTTTAGATACTGGAGATTTAGAAACAATAAAGGATAACCTAAGTAGACATATTTATTCACTTAAAGAGTGTCAACTTTTCTTTGATACACCACCACATGATTCAGAAATTGACTATGAAGGAGGTATTAAAGACTTTGGTGGATCAACCGTTACAATGGATTATAAATATGTTTCTACTAAATTTGAAAGATGGACGCCAGATGAGCAAAGATTTGGTCAGTATGTTGGGTATAACAATGGAGCTATTTGGAAAGTTGGTAATCCGGGAGGTAGAGTAGCAACCGATAATACGAATAGCGGTGGAGTTAAAGATGTTTCTGTTCCTAAATTTTTTACAATTGGAACTAACACTCTAAAATCAAATGGTGTTTCAAGTCCTATTGTTTTTGATGGTTGGAATGTATCTGTTGTAAATGAGGCACAAACAAAGGGAAAAATAGCTGACCAACAATCTGGTGATGATAAAGGAAAAAATGAAACACCAGATCCAGAAGGTGGAGATACAAGTAATAATAGTGTTGATAAAAAAGCTCAAAGAAAAGCCAAAGTAAAAGAAGGACTAGAAGCCTTTAAAGAAGCTTCTAAAAAAGCTGGAGAAAATTTAGCTAAGAGTCTACAGAGTACGGTAGAAAGAGAAATAAAAGGTCAGGTTGATACTAGAATGAGATTATTAAATAATACATTGGAAAAAGTTAGAAATTCAGCCGGTCTTGGAAGAATGAGAGCTCCTACCAATGTATACACATCACATCCAAATCATGCTGGTATGGATGGTGAAAGAGCTAATGGATTCAGTACCGTTCCAAATTATATTTCCAATATACCCCTTGTCGGAGGAGCTGCTAGTGTAGGAGGAGTTTCGCCTACTTCTTTCTTCGATGTTCAAAATGCAGTAAGAGATTTTGCAGGTGATTCATTGGGATCAGTTCTTGGTAACCAAATTGGTGGTATTATAAAAGGTGGTTAATTTTCAGTAACAAATGGTCTTTTTAATATATAATTTATATGCAAGTAAAAAGTGGTAAAACATACGTTGGTGTTGTCGAAGATTGTGAAGATCCTAAAAAAATAGGAAGAGTTAAAATCAGAGTTTTTGATGTTTTTGACGATGTTCCTGTTGAAGATTTACCTTGGGCTAATCCTTGGAAAGATTTAGCTGGTAATGGATTTGCTGTTCCTGAAAAGGGTAAGGTTGTTACTGTTGTTTTTGAAAACGGAGACCAAAATAGTCCTGAATTTATATCTTCTGACCACTATAATATAAATCTTGAGAAAAAGTTAAATGGGTTAGGTACTGGTGATTACTTAACAATGAAATCACTAATATTTGACCACAGGACTCAAGTATATGTAAATGAAGGTGAGGGTCTTAAATTAGATCACAAATTTAATATGATTAATATTAAAGAATCATCTATAAATGTAAATCTAAAAGATAATTTTGCTAAAATAAATTTAGGTACTGCAAATTCAACACAAAGAGCTATACTTGGTGATAATTTTTTAAATTGGTTTGATGACTTTGTTCAAATATTAATGGGTTCAAAAGGTGGTCCATTTTTGGGTAACTTAGGAGCTCCTGTTATAGCGACTCCTGCTTTACTTGGTAGTTTACAATTATATCAACAATTAAAAGATCCTAAATTTCTTTCTAAAAATGTTTACATTGTTGATAATGAAAATGTAGCTAAGTTAGATAGAATAGCTGAAGGTCAAAAAGGTGATACTTGGCAATCTACTGTGAAGGATAATACTATGACATCAAAAGAACCTGTTCCGTATACACCAACAAGTGGTTCTTCTGATACTACTTTTGACCAACCACCAATGGATACTCCTATAGCATCAACACAATCTATTCCTGTCGAAGCTCCAAAGCCTAAACCAGCTGAAAATCCAGATGCTAAAATCATTGAGGAATTGATGAAGATTAAAAGTTATGTTTTATCTACGGAAGTTAATAAGTTAAATATAGTTGCTATAAGAAATCAGTGTTTATCACCAGGTGATAAATACACAGATCAATTTGGTGATAAGTTGTATATAATGTATAAAAAAGAAGATGGTTCTTGGGATGTTAAACATTATTTATTTTCAACGGTTCCTGGTTTAGAGTTTACTATAACTGACTCTTGGTTAACTGAGAAGAATCTTAAAAATGTTAAACCTTGGATAGATTCAGTTGGTAAGAAAATATTTATGAAGGATTATGTTAAAATAGCTGGTAGTGAAAATGGTGATCCTGTTTTAAAAAGTGGTCTTCCTGTTTTAACACCATCTCAATATATCGATACTTATTATGTATCTGAATATAAAGGAGCTAAGGCTATGAAAGTAACACCAGGAGCATCACAATTGGTTTGGAGAGACTTGGATTTCTCAAATCCCGATACATTCAATCCAAGTAATCTAACTGCACCTGAGTCTATAACACCTAATGATTTGGTTGATAATGGTATAAAAATACATTTGGGATATCCAGGTGGTGTTAATGTTGGTAGTTGGTCTGAAGGTTCTCAGGTATTTCCAACTTCTGATAGTTTAAATGAATTCTTTCAACATTGTGAAAAACACAAAGAAAAATATGGAAACAAATTTACTTACACATTAGCTACAAAAAATGATTGGGACCAAGCTACAAAAAATGTCGGAGCTGATAAAGCTAGTGATCCTTTAGGTAATACTCAGAGTGCCGTTGATGTTGCTGATGCACCAGGAACAACACAATCAACAGCTACTCAAAGTCAGACTCAAGAAATGGTTGAGAAAAATAAATCAGAAGTTATTGATGTTTTAGGAGATGGTAGTTTAATGATTGATGTTTATGTTCCAAAGACTATAATATCTGGTAAAATGACAACAGATGATATTAAATCTCTTAGTAATGATGATATTAAATTTTCTATAAAATCACAATCGATTCCAGGTGAGTGGCAATTTATCACTAGTGATGTTTCATATAATTCTCCTAATGGAGCTGGAACTGGTCAACAAGTAACAAGTCTAAATTCAACAGAGGCTACTTATAATATTATATCTGAACAATATATAGAAACTGGTAATGATGATTCTATTGGTTCTTATAAGATATCAATTTCAATAACAATGAACAAGAAATCTAATAATGAACAAAAGTCTGTTAAAAAAGAAATAGAGTTTTCACTTGAAAAAGGTTCACCATCTACATCTAGTTCATCTAGTGTGGATTCGGTAAATGAGTATATAATTGCTATATTAAATCCAACAACAGCGAATAGTAAAAAAGTCAATGGTAAAATAACCTTTACAAAAAGAGGTCCTATGAAATCAGCAACTGGATTTATCTCTGGTTTCCCGGATGGTGGTCAGATAGGACCAATAGAAGGCCAGGAATCAGCAACATCTGATGAAACTTCACTATTAGAATCTATGTTAAGGACTCTTGAGGAAAGTATCATAACTAAGTATAACGTTGGTATTAAATTGGTTGTTGTTGAGAAAAAATAATCTTGTATTTAATATATAAGATATGAAACATCTTAAACATTTTTCGATATTTGAATCTAAAGAAGAAGTTCCTTCGGAAAAAGTCATTGAAATGGTTGATTTCTTTAATAAGGAATATGGAGTTGAAGTAGATGATAACTTTGACATTAATCATTTAAAATTAATTAAGAAAGCTTTTAAGATGTTTGATAAATCATTTATCAAAAATAAAATAGATAAAATAATCTGTAAGGATTTAGGTGGTGTTCATGGTAGATGGCATGATTCATCTAAGAAAAAACAGATGACTCTAAATCCTTCTATATTTAAATTCAAAAGAGAGTTTGAAAATGGTACAAATGATATACCATATGATTTATTTGTAGTTGTTCATGAAATAGGACATTGTATAGATCATTTAGAAAAAGTATCGTTTTCAAGAGAGTGGAAAGCAATATCTGGTTGGAAAAAATTAGATAGAAGAGCAAATGTTCCTGATGGTTATGATAGATATGAAGAGAAAAGAAAAGGCAGAGAAATAGCTGGTCATAAACTATCTAACTGGATTTATAAAGAAGATTCTGATTTTTGTAGAAAATATACATCAAGAAATCCAAGAGAGGATTTTGCTGATAGTTTTGCTTTTGGTGCCTTTGGTATTTGGAATAAATTCAAAGGCGAAGGCGGTAAAAAGAAAATGGAAATCGTTAAGAAGATTCTAAAGAAAGTAGATTAGTCTAAATCAACTCCTTGAACCGTTTCCTTATTATAAACATAGATTATAACCTTGGATACCCTTTCACCATCTAATAAATCTAATAAATCTTCAACATCTTTTGTGGTTTTTGTTAGTGATATAGTTTCTGTTTCTCTTGAGCCGGTTCCGGTCCTTTTAGATTTTGTTACTCTCATAGTAAAGTCAGCATTTAACATTTTTAACTTACCTTGAACATCTAATAAATCTTCAACTATTTCTTCATCAGTATTATATTTAATACTATTTGCTCCTGCTAATCCTATTTCAATAACAAAAGCTCCTACTTCAAAATTTCCAGAATCTTCAACATCTTCTGTTCTATCTAATAATGGTTGAATGCAATCCAT